AGGGCGCAGTCGGCGATCTCGGAATGCAATCTGTAACATGGAACGTAAGTGGTACAGTAGCAGTTGCATCAACAGGCACATTCTAAACAACTAACAAAGGGGCACAGCATGGCAAAGTTAATAGTCACGATGGCAGACAACACAGTCACCGAGATCGAGATCACACCTCGATTGGAGTACGCGTTCGAGCTATATGCTAAAAAGGGATTTCACAAAGCGTTTCGCGATGATGAAAAGCAATCAGATGTCTATTGGCTAGCATGGGAAGGCCTTCGACTAAGTGGAGTCACAGTTAAGCCATTTGGCGATTCTTTCCTCGAAACTCTCAAGAGTGTCGAGGTTGCTGAGTCTGACCCTTTGGCTTAGGCAGGGATAGCATCCACTATCTCATAGCTCGCTTGAGCATTGAGACGGCTATCCCGCCACAAGATTTGATTGATTTAGATCCATCAATGCTTCAAATGTTATTGAAGGCGTTGAAAGACCGAGCGAAGGAGCAGAGCGATGCCTACAGAGCTAAAAGGCGCTAATGCGCTTCGCAAGGCTCTAAAGCAATTTTCGCCTGATCTAGATAAAGAAACTCGCGACGAGATGGTTGGATTCCTAAAGCCATTGGTCAAGAAAGCTCGTGGCTTTATGCCATCCAACTCATTATTACCTTCGGGCTGGGTAGGCACTAGCGAGCCGGGTCGATTTCCTAAATATGACGCCAGCATTGCCCGGCGAGGCGTTGGCTATAAATTGACACCTACTAAACCCAATCGTCAGGGTTGGATTCAAACGGTTTCGATCCACAATAAGACCGCTGGCGGAGTCATTTATGAGTGGGCTGGACGCAAGTCTAGTAGCAAGTTCGTGTCTAATCTGCCCGGCACAATGACAGGCTCAGGCAAAATGCAAGGCCGTGCAATGTTTAAGGCCTACAAAGAAGATGAAGGCAAGGCCAAAGTCGGAGTCATTAGAGCTCTAGAAAAAGCCGCTGCAAAGTTTAACGCGAAAGGCAATATCTAAATGGCTGAATTACGCATCCCGATTATTGGTGAGTTCAAGGGTAAGAAGGCTTTCGATCAAGCTGGCAAGGCTACGACCGCGCTAGACCGAGGCGTTAAAAGATTAGGCTCAAGTCTACTCGCGGCCTTTAGCGTGCAAAAGATTACTCAATTTGGCAAGGCCGCCGCTAAGGCATTCATCGAAGATGAAAAGGCCGCAAGTCGTTTAGCTCAGTCAGTTAAAAATTTAGGCCTAGCCTTTGAGATTCCTAATCTTGAAACATTTATTAGTCAAATGGCTAATGCCTCAGGCGTTACAGATGATCAACTTCGTCCATCTTTACAGCGTCTATTGCAGACAACTGGATCAGTAACTAAGTCCACAGAATTACTCACGCAAGCCTTAGACATCTCTCGCGGCTCAGGCGTCGATTATGAGACTGTAGTCAATGACCTTACCATGGCCTACGTTGGTCAGACTCGTGGGCTTCGCAAGTATTCTCTAGGCCTGTCTCAAGCCGAGCTTAAAACAATGAGCTTTGCAGATGTTCAGGAAAAACTTACAAAACAATTCTCGGGTTCGAATGCTCAATATCTAACTACTTATGCTGGCAAGATGGGCATCCTATCTAACGCCGCTAGTGAAGCTACGGAAAACATCGGCAAAGGTCTAGTAGAAAGTCTTTCTTTACTCGGTGGAGACGGCAATACTATCCAACCTTTAGCAGATTCCATGTTGGAGTTTTCAACAGAGATTTCTAATGCTATTACTGGCATTGCTGTTCTAATTAACAAGATTAAAGCAATTCCCGGCATTGACGTTTTATCTAGAAACCAAGGAACAATTTTAGATTTGCTTCCTAATACTGGCATTCTCAGAAAAGCCTTTAAGTCTCTTTCAGATTTAGCAAAAGAGGCCACTCCGGGCATGGGCGGCTACCCTAGTTCTGCGCTTGGACCCGGTTATGTAGATCCAAATGATGCAGCTCGCAAGAGGGCAGAAGCGGCCGCCGTCAAGCGTGCTAAAGAATTAGCAGCATTGCAAAAGAAAACTCTCGATACACAGAAGAAGCAGAATGCTTTGGCTAGGGCTTCAAAGACTCTTAACCTAGAAGCCATTGGTATCGAGGCAGCTCTTAAAGGTCAGATCAGCGAAACAGATCGCCTATCTTTGCTATTACAGAAAGCAATCTTGGCAGAAAACACAGGCCTAGCCACTCAATTATCCGATCAATTAGAAGCTGCAATTAAGCGTCAAAATGATATTCGTAACTTATTACTGACGACGCCCGAGGCGCCAAACCCTTATCGTAATTGGACACTACCTCAGGACTTGCTTAACTACACAGCCTCATCGCTCGGAGTATCTGTAGCACAATTACAGACCGCGCCTGTAGCGCCATCTTCTAGTTTCTCCGATGCTCAAATGGAATTGATGGCGGCAGTCAATTCATTCCAGAGAGCAGATCAGCAAGCAATTAAGGTTGATGTTTATCTAGACGGCGGCGTAGTAACTGGCGCGATTACAGAGACTCAAGTCAATCAGTCCCTTTCAGGTACTTTCAGCGACGTGAGCCGATACAACGGCCGTGGGGCACCTTCAATCAAATGAGTCTACCTGCCACGATCTCGGTTTCGTTCGACTTTAGTCAAGGTGCTACATTCGGCTACCCGTTCACTATTGGCGATCCAATCAACGGCGTCATTGGCGTATCACAATTCGCTGCAACAGAAGTCCCTGATCCTGTAGTTGATCTCAGTAGCACTACTCGATCAATCAAGATCCAGCGCGGAAGAAACATTATGCGCGACACCTACGAGACGGGCACATGTACTGTCCGAGTAATCGATGAGACAGGCGCCTTCAATCCTCAGAACACATCTTCACCCTATTTTGGCTACCTCACTCCACTCAGAAAAGTTCGCGTTGCAGCGACTACTGCAACCGCCCAACACTTCTTATTTTCAGGTTATGTCGATTCATACAAATACTCTTTCCCAACTGGTCAGGAATTAGGCTATGTGGACATAGTTTGTTCAGATGCTTTTAGACTTTTTCAGATGGCTAACGTGGCAACTATCAGCGGAGCTACAGCTGGCCAGACCAGTGGCCAAAGAATAACTAAGATTCTTGATCAAGTTTCATTTCCAACATCAATGAGAATTACAGACACGGGATCGACAACAGTTCAGGCAGATCCGGGAACAGCTAGGACATCCTTGCAAGCCCTCAAGGCGGCAGAGTTCGCAGAGCAAGGCGCATTCTTTATCCGTACCGACGGCACAGCAGAATTTAAGGATCGCAACGATGTCGTGGGCTCCCTAGCGGCTACACCGATTGAGTTTAATCAAACTACTGGGATTCCATATTCAGACCTTCGTTACGCGTTCGACGATAAACTTATTATAAACCAATGCAGCATGACACGCTTGGGTGGATCGGCTCAAGTAGTGGCCAATGTTGATTCGTCGGCTAAGTACTTCCCTCATGGCACTACTCTGACAGAGATGATCCCTGAGACAGATGCTCAAGTCTTAGACATTGCACGAATCTATGTCGCAACGAGAGCTGAGACTTCGATCAGAATCGATGCGATGACAGTCGATCTATTAAACACGGCAGTCCCTACAGACACAATGATCGGCCTTGATTACTTTGATAATCTAGAGATCACCAATGTGCAGGAAAACGGATCGACAATCGTTAAGACCTTGCAGGTGCAGGGCTTAGCATGGGACATCACCCCAAACTCTATGAGGTGCACGGTCACGACGCTAGAGCCGATTGTGGAAGGTTTCATCATCGGGAGCAGTACTTACGGTATAATCGGACAATCCATTATGGGATACTAGGAGAAAACAATGGCAACAGGCTTTCCAGCGACAACAGGCGACATCTTTACGGCGGCAGACTATAACGGCCTAGTCACCTTTGAGATCAAGGCAGATCAGACAGCCGACTACACGCTTACTGTCGCCGACTCCTATCAAGTCCTGGTCCCTATGAACAAGGCTACAGCGATCGCCTTGAGAATCCCTACCAATGCGACAGCGGCTATCCCTGTCGGCTCTGTCATAACTATTCTCAATAAAGGCGTGGGAGTCTGCACAATCTCAGCAGTTACATCCGGCACTACAACAGTCCTTTCGGCTGGCGCTACAGCGGCCGCACCTACTCTCGGACAATATAAGTCAGCAGCTTGCATCAAAACTGGCACAGATACTTGGTACATCGTCGGGTCTATTGCATAATGCTTAACAATGTCGTCGGGCTTTTAGCTCCATTTACCCCTATCCCTTCACCTTCTACTGTTGATTATTTAGTAGTTGCAGGTGGCGGTGGTGGTGGTTGCTTTGGTGGTGGCGCTGGCGCTGGCGGTTTTCGTACTAGCACTAGTTTCTCTTTACCTAGCTCATTTACTGTAACTATTGGCGCAGGTGGCGCAGGTTCAAACACAACTAGCGCAAATGGTTCATCCGGAGTCGCTTCTGTATTTTCTTCTATTACATCAGCAGGTGGCGGTGGTGGCGGTTCTAACGTTCCACAGACAGGTGGATCAGGCGGTTCAGGCGGTGGTGGTGCATCTGCAGGATCACCATCAGCAGGCGGCGCAGGTAATACACCTTCAACATCACCAAGTCAAGGAAACAACGGCGGAGCAAATGGCGGTTTAGCATCGCCTTTCCCTAGTGGTGGCGGTGGTGGTGCATCTGCAGTTGGTCAAGATGGCGCAGGCTCTCAGTCAGGCGCAGGCGGAGCAGGCACAGCATCATCAATAACTGGTGCATCTGTGACTTATGCAGGCGGTGGTGGCGGTTGCGGTCAGACAGGTTTGACCCCTGGTGCTGGTGGCGCAGGTGGCGGTGGAGCTGGTGTAAATGGCAACGGCGTCAATGGCACTACTAATCTTGGTGGTGGTGGCGGTGGCGCTACATTTACTGGAACAGGTGGAAGTGGCGGAAGCGGTGTTGTAATTCTCAAATACCCTGACACATTTGCAGATTTAGCATCTATCGGTGGCACATTGGTACACACAAAGACAACATCAGGCGGATTTAAGGTTTATACATTTACGGCAGGAACGGGAACGGTCACAAAGTAATGGCTCACTATGCCTTTCTAAATGAAAATAACATCGTTACTGAGGTCATTTCAGGTCGTGATGAATGGGAAGAAGTTGATGGAATAACTGATTGGGAACAAGCCTACTCAGACGTCAGAGGACAAGTGTGCAAGCGCACTAGCTATAACGGGAATATCCGCTATAACTACGCAGGCGTCGGTTACAGCTACGATCCAATCGATGACGCATTCATAGCACCAATGCCAACATGCGGCCATGAAGAATTATTACTAAATGATCAAAAGCGATGGGAGTGTGCAACCTGTGACGCAATCACGGCCAAAATGGTGGCTCAGTAAATCAGCCGTTCAGTTAAGAGAACAAATTGACGACACTTATCCTGACAGAGACCGTGCCAGCGACGGCAGCGTGGGCGACTTGCGTCATTCAGCGCGTCCTTCTCATCACAATCCTTGCCCAAAAACTGGGGTTGTCAGAGCGATTGATATTGACGCAGATCTCATGGGAAAGAAAAAGCCAATCCTCATGCCTGACCTTGCAGATCAGATTCGACTCTATGCAAAGTCTGATCCAGCGAAGCGTATTGAGTACATTATTTTCGCAGGCAAGATTGCATCAGCAAAGAAAAATTGGATTTTCAGAGAATATACTGGCATCAATCGCCACGATAAGCATATGCACGTCAGTTTTACTCCAAAGGGTGATCAAGACAGTTCGTTCTTTAATATCCCGATGATAGGTGGAAACTAAATGGAAGCAATTATCTACGCAACTCTCGGACTCATTGCGATTCCGGTACTACGCACAGCGATTAAGTCTTATCGTGCCAAGAAAGCAATCGCTGACATCGTGGTCGATTCAATCGAGGCGGCTGTCGATACAGTTGAGAAGAAATGACACAGACGGATTTTTTTACCCTTTACTTTGCCAGCCTTGCCGTCATCGGTGGGCTTGCTGGCTTCGTGATCACTCACTTACTCAGGGAAATTTCTGCCCTTCATCAGCGTGTCAATGAGATCTATAACATACTCTTAGAGCGATAATTTTTACATGGCAAGAAAAAGAGTTATCGATCTTGATACATACAACGCATTAGACGCCTATTGCATTGCTCTCAATGAGTACTTTAAGTCATTGAAAAAGGCAGGCTTTAGCGAAGATATGGCCTTTTGGCTTCTTCTTGATCGAGACTCTTATCCTGACTGGATCTTGCCATCGATCCCCGACCGAGTGGATCGCATACCCTACGAGGACGACGACGAGGATTAATGAAGCGCATTGTCATAGTGAGCGACCTACAGGTTCCCTTCCACGATAGACACGCAGTTAAGAATCTAGCCAGCTTTATCAGTAAGTTCAAACCGCACGAAGTAGTGACGATCGGCGATGAAATTGATTTCAACACGATCAGCAAATGGTCAGAAGGGACACCCGAGGCTTATGAGCAAACTCTTGGAAATGATCGCGATGAAGCTGTTCAAGTCCTTTACGATTTACAGGTCACACAGACGTTAAGGTCTAATCACACAGACCGCCTTTACAATCAGATCATGAGGAAGATTCCCTCATTCCTATCCTTACCAGAGTTACGCTTTGAGAAGTTCATGAGATTCGATGAACTTGGGATCACCTTCCATAAGAAGCCATATAACATCGCGCCGGGCTGGATTGCAGTTCATGGGGATCATACCCCTATCAAGTCACAAGGGGGTCTCTCAGCCCTTGAGGCGGCCCGTAGACACGGCAAAAGTGTCATCTCAGGTCATACTCACAGGGCAGGGCGTTCGTCCTTCTCAGAGGCCTCAGGGGGCCGAATAGGGCGTATCCTGCATGGCGTAGAAGTCGGCAATATGATGGACTTTTCTAAGGCAAGCTACACAAAGGGATCAGCTAATTGGCAACAGGCTTTCGCCATCATGTATGTGGACGGGAAGAATGTCCAAGTCGATCTTATTTACATTGAAAAGGATGGGACATTCGTAGTCTCAGGCAAGCGTTATGGACGACCTCGATAACGACCTAGCGCGGTCGATCGATGACCAAATAGACGATGCAGAATCGTTACCATTTCGTTATCAAAATAACCTTGACCTAGGCTAGACATCTGTCATCCTTGCCCTAACGACAACAGAAAGGGCAAACATGTTTGATCCATCTTTAGGCGATGCAGTTGTAATGATCCTGCTATCTGC